ACATTTTTATAATTTAATAAAGATAATTTTTTTATTATATATACTTATATAAAGATGCCTTATAAAACGGGAAAAATGAAGGGTGAATTAACAACACCGGAAATTAGAAAATTAATAAGAGGTCATAATATTTTAACTAGTATTAAAATACCAAAGGGGGCTACAAGAGATGAAATTATTAAAATCGTTGAAAAAAAGGGATATATGATAAATCATGAAAAAAAATCTCTAGATCCAAAGGGTGGAATTAGAAAAGGACAACCATTACAGAAACAAAAAGCAGAAGAAGCAAAGGCAGAGAAATCCGAAAAGAAAAAGAAGGAAGAGAGAGAAATTCGTAAGAAAGCAGTTGAAGAAGAAAAAGCAAGAAGTAAACCGAAACCAAAAGTAAAAACCGCGTCTATTGCTGTTGGAACTGAAGAACCAAAACCGACACCGAAAGCGAAAGAAGAACCAAAGAAATCAAATGAAAAAGAGATAAGAGATTTATGGAAAAGAGTTTTAATACCGGAATTAAAAACAGCATTTGAAAGCGGTGATAAAGAAAAAATGAAAAAAGCATATACAAAAGCAGTAGGAATTCTTGCTAAATATGAGAGCAAAGTTAGAAATGTAAGCGAGGCAACAGCAAGAAAGAAAATCAAAGGCATGGGTGGTGCTGGTAGATTTATTAGAAATTATGGAGAAGGGAAAAAAACAAATTCAGCAACTTATCAAGGTGTTGATATAACTGATTTGTTAAACTAGGTGGAAAAGGTGAAGCCATAAAGAAACCAAATGAAGAATTTAAAACATATAATAAATTTAAAAAATTATATGATGAAGCAAAAGAAAAAAATGATATTAAACTTTTTACTCAATTAAGATCAAAAGTATTATCATATACTGAAAAACACCTTTATGGGACAAAACTTAAACCAAAAAACGAAGGAGAAACCATGAAAGCAAGACAAGACCCCGAATTTAAAAAAATTGATTCTCTACTTGGACTTATACCTACTAAAGCAACCGAACTGAAAAAAAAATAATTATTCTTGAGCCTCTTTAACATAAGTATCTAAGGCTACTGCCTTACTATGACCCATTACCTTATTATCTTTCTCTAACTCCTTTTTCATGTCTCCATATTTACTAGACAAATAAATTTTTCTTAAAAGAGTTGTGCTTATCGATTTATCCATATACTTTTTTGAATACTTAAGTAATACCTTACTTAATTCAGTACGGGTAAGAGGCTTACCCGTTGAAGTCTTAAATAAAACGCCCATACCATTCATCTTAAGATAATACCTTAAAATCTTTCTTAAATCTTTGTCTTCAATAGGTAAATCTAATTCTTTGTATTTTTTCGCCGTTTTGTATTGATTTAATACAAAATATAAATTACCCTTTGAAGGTACAATTAAATAATTGTTTTCTTTCTTGTCTTCTTCACTTAACTTTTTATAGGCTGCTTGATTAATTGCTGTCATACCCGCAACATCATTACGCATCGGCATACGAGAATAAATATTAAATAAAACATATGCTTGTAAAAGTTGCATCTCCTTCTTGGTTATATTGTCTTTATTTTTCTTTTTGATTGATTTTAAATCATCCGCCATTTGATTTATCATCTTAAATATCTCTTCAGTTGTTGTAAAATTCTTACTTTGCTTATCACTAATTACCCCACTCTTTTGCTCGTCGCTAAGCCATTAAAAATACAACAATCGCATTTAATATATTTCTTTGACTTAAATAATGAAGATCTTTAATCTTATCCATGACATCATCGGGTTTACTCAAAAAATCATAATTATCACTATCATATAACTTTTGTAATTTCTTCAAATTAACTTCATATTGCTTGATTGTATTCTCCTTGACGTTTGGTCGTGCCTTTTGAATATCTTCAGTAACATTAGATGAATCTATTTTCATATTTATAATATTAATTTTTCAGCCCATGATTTTAAATCTTCATATTTTTCTTTCTCTTCTTCATATAGCTTCTTATATTTATCAAAACACTTCGAAGCAAAATACTCTCTAATAATCGCTAAATAATATAACATTTATATCTTAATTTAGAAAAAAAATTTAAGCAAAATAACACGAAAACTGACCATTCTCAATCTTCGCAACCTTAAGCATCTCAAGGTAAACACGGAGAGTGTAATTATCAGCTGGTAAGCCAGTTGCCTTGTAGGTTAAATCCATACCCTTGTTATTTACACGCTGACCCTTATTGGGTCTAATAGCAGTCCAGCGGAATAGACCACCGATACCAGCTGCCCCACTATTCTGTGCGTGTCCCTCCATAGTTTCAGTAGTAAGTGCCGAAACTCCACTTGTTTGATATTCGTCTCGTGTAACCATAGGCACTTTACCTTCAGCATGTTGGGTAGTGTGGAAAAGTAAAGCAGTGTTGCTACGATCAACATTAAATTCATAAAGGTCGTTGTATAATAGATTGATAGAAAGTGATTCAGCCGGCAGAACACCCATAATAACCTTTGATACAAGGCGACCATTACCACCAAGCTGAAAGTTAAGATTGGCGAATGCTGCTTGGTTGCCCGTCCTCTTCGCAAGGCGATAATCAACATACTGGAAAGTTAATCCGGACTTATTCTTCTCCCTATACTTATCCATAATATCACCATCAAAAGTAATAGAATCATAAATAAGTTTTACTTCATCTTGATTAACTTGGTATTCAACTACAGTATTTGCCGGAGTCCCACCTTCGGTAGCATCAATACACATACGACGAGAGAGACCAGCAGCAGAAAGAGACGATGTAGTTGGCTGGAACTCAATATCAATATGGACTTCTTGGTCTATCATGAATAGAGGGAGCTGATTAAATTTAAGGAATGGGAAAAGGTCGCTTAAGTAAACTGAATACACGGGAGCGTCAGCAATCGTCTGTGCGGATGCTGCTGAATGTTTCATAAATGGTAATAGCTCAAATGTACCAGCACCACCAGCGGCGGGAACAGTAGCATTTTTACCAACATCTAGACCAACCTTTTTAGCGGAGTTTGGTGGTTTATCAGTTGTATTCGCCGTGCGGTCATCATAAACCGGCTGGTGAGAGATACACCTCTGCGATAAAAACTGCTCTCTCTCCTTATTGTCTTCATTAGAGATAAACATAGACTGATAGGCATGGAACTGGTCGTAATCATCAATCTCACAAACAGTTTGAGAACCAATACGAAGGGCAGCAGACCTAACAAGGTTAGAAATACCAATATTGAGAGGGTAAAAAGCAGTAGTAGTTGTGAGAGGAGTTACAGCAAGAGTAACCTTTGAATTTGAATGAAGGAAACCGGCAACACGCTGAAGAGTGAATCGAACTCTATTCTGCGAGAAAGTAACTGGGTCAATTACATCGGTGTGAAGCATTTGTCCGTATGAAGACGGAATAGCACCAATTTTAATAAGGTCGGGGATGCGGTCATCAGATACATCGGGTTTAGAATCCATATCGCTCATTTTTATATTATTTAAAATATATAAAAAAACAAAAATAAATTTAATAAAAAAAAATTTACATAGAAAAAATCATAGATTATGCTTCGCAAAAACCAAAGGTTATCCTTCGGAAAAATCATAGATTATGCTTCGCAAAAACTTTACATTACCACTTCTACGCCTTGAGCCGACCATGCTACAACAACCTTGGACTTAATGAATAGATACGCCGAAACTGGGTTACCATCATCTAAACCATTTGTCATTTGAATAGAAAACTGGGACTGGCTAAAATCAACGCCTTCACTATCAAGCATATCATAAAGAACACCAACACCATAAGCCGCTCCCGTGTCCGGAATGTATCTATAGCTTGTTACGGCATTTTGGTTGCTTGTGAAAGAGCGATTAGTATTAAGAGGCGATACACTAGTGCGGGTGTGGTGCTTTTCGGGAATAATAGACGATAAGAAAGTCTTAATAACTTGAGGATCAACAACGGGGGTTTCATTAGAAGCACTACGAACCGACTTAACCTCAAAAGCAGAGGGGAAACGCTCACCATTACGAAGGAAGGAGATAGTCTCAAGATTAGCTACTGCTCCATCACCCTTTGTAGGCATGTAAGTAAGGAAACCATCTTGGGCTAAATTGTTTACAAAATTCGCCGGAACAAAATTTACAAATGATGCTAATACCTTACTTAATCCAAGATTGAAGTTGATAATACTATTGGTTGATTCAAGAGTAGAGAAATATGACGTAATCGAGTTAAACGCCAAAAGACCACTATCCGGAGAAGCAACACCATACTCAACCTCACAAGCAACCTCTAGACCACTTAATTCATAGAAAGCATTAGCAACATTAGCAGTTGTAGCATCACTAGAATAAAATACTTGGCTATCCGGTGCTAAATGAATTTCAATCTCAAGAGGAACTTTTGATAATGGGAGTTGAGAAGCACCAAGAGTTAAACCGGATGGGAGAGGAATACAAAAGGGAGACGCACGAGTATTACGAATAACACTATCACGATACGACTGATAATTGGGATAGACTAAAGCAGTTTCACTTAAATGACCCGCTACATCTTGCATACCCGCCATAGTCGGCATATATGAAGCCATGAAACGTCCATAATGTCTAATATGCTCTATAACTTGTTTAGTTTCTGCGTGTCTAAAAACAAGCTGATCTATAACTGAATAAATACCAAGCTTGTGAGACCCACGAAGCTCGGAGGCTTGTCCGGCAGTTGCGGTTGGGTGAAGAGTACCGGCGGCATCACGCCAAATATTTAAATCACCACTTAAGCGAAGAGACGATAAATCAAGCATAGCATCTTGACGTCCAAGGGTTATTGTAAGGATTGGATTACCACGAGCATGACTGACCTTACCCGTAGAAGGAACATTGTTTGGCTGAACCGAGAGATACTTTTTTGAAACACTCATTTTATATATTATTATACATAAAATAAATACAAAATAAAAAATTAAAAAAAATACATAGAGAAAACCAAAGGTTATCCTTCGGAAAAATCAAAAGGTCATTTTTATACCTTACTACAAATAAAAGGGTTATATGTAATTATTCTACAAGGGTATATTTTAGGGTTAGGGTATAATTTTGACCCTTCGGTTTATCGTAGATTACC